AGGTCTGTCTCTGGGCGTGTCGCAAAATGTGTAACGAGCGCGGTGGGAACGCTGGCACATACGGCGGTCGAGCTGGCGCGTCTACCAATGACCCAACCGCCATCCCCGCGACGTAGTTGAACGGCCGATAGCATTTGTGCCGTCAATTCTGGGTTTGGCTTGTAATGCAGGCGACCGCTATTTATTGCGCCCAGCATTTCATCGAGCATAGTCATAAAGTTTTGCCAAATGGCCGGTGGGCAAGTCCGGTCAATGTCTGCACCGTGGCTCGTCAAAATGGCAAAAGTTTTGTCATGCAGCTTAGAATCTTAGGCGGTCTTTTCCTATGGGAAGAATCGCTTCAAATCGGCTCAGCTCATCGCCTGTCTACATCATTGGAGCAATTTAGGCAGCTGGTTCACATGATCGAGGGAAGCGATTATCTGGCAAAGCAAGTCAAGCGCATCCGCTGGTCTCATGGCTCAGAGGAAATAGAGACCAACTTAGGTACGCGGTACATAATCAAGGCCGGTGGGTCGGCAGCGCGTGGCGTAAGCAAGCCGGAGACCATCCACCTAGACGAATTGCGCGAGATGACAGACCTTGAGTCATTTGCGTCATTGCGCTATACCCTCATGGCGGCTAAAAATCCTATGATCATTAGCTACACAAACGCCGGCGATGCGTCAAGCATTGTGCTTAACCAATTTAGGCAAAGAGCCATGCAATCAATCGGTGGCGCTCAAGATGACATTGGCTATTTTGAATGGTCGGCTCCTAGCGATGAAGTGACCATAGAAAATGCCGCGTACGCTAATCCGGCGCTGGGAATCAGCATCCATCCGGACAATATCCGCGCCGTGTTCAACGATCCACCCGACGTCGTGCAAACTGAGGTTTTATGTCGCTGGGTTCAATCAATTCAGAGTTGCGTTGATTCCTCAAAATGGGCTGCATGTAGCGATAGTGAATTTGACCTAGATGAAGAAAAGCTGACATGGCTGGGGATTGATTTATCGCCCGATCGTAAGTTTGCCGCATTGGTCGGCGCTCAAAAGCTGGGGGAAGAAACTTTTGGAGTAAAGCTCCTGCACACATGGGAAAACGCGCTTCAACTAGACGACAAGGCAATTGCCAACGACCTAGCCGTCTATGCCCGCAAATTTCCTATTGAATACGTACTTTACTCACGGCGTACCGCTGGGGCGGTTGCGTCGCGCCTTGCACCTGCCGGCATCCCGATTTTTGACATGGATGCTTCTTACCCACAGGCTTGCGATGAAATGCTGGGCGCAATCAATAGCGGTCGCCTGCATTACAAGCCAAACCCAGAATTGACGGCACAAATGCTATCGGCCGTTCAACTACGTCGAGGGGATGGCGGTTGGGTCATTGGTAGACGCGCCAGCTCGACCGCCGTATGTGCCAGCGTTGCCACCGCGCTCGTTACACATTTTGCGACACGCCCAGAGACAGACCTAGACATTATGGTCGGGTAAGTGGTACACGCGCCGTAAAATTTACGGCATGGGTATCATCGACACGTTATTTCCTAAAGTAGCCGCATCCGAGGCAGCTATTGACGTTGAAGCATCCATCGCGCCTTATTACACAGAGACGTCACCATTTTTCTTTGCGGGAATTATGCAGGCTACCCGCGCGGAAGCGGTCAGCATCCCAGCCGTCTCACGATCTATTGGAATTTTGCAGACTATTGCTTCATTGCCTATGCACGTGCGCAATGTAGCTACTGGCGAAAAAGTTCAATCACCTAGAGTTATTAATCAGCCTGACCCACGCATTGCCGGTTCTGTTTTTTGGAGTTGGATTATTTCAGACCTCATCCTGCACCCTAGCGCGTATGCATTAGTTATGGATAGATACGCAGATACAGGAAGAATCCGAGCAATGGAGCGCGTTGCACCTGAGCGCGTTGCAATTCAGACAGACGGCATGGGTTATGAAATCGTAAGCTATCAAGTCGATGGCAAATTTGTAGACCCAAATAATTTGGTTGTATTTGCTGGCGATGGTGAAGGTTTACTGTATCGCGCAGGTCGGACAATTAAGGCCGCAGCTGCATTAGAAAAAGCTGCAATGAATTTTGCCAATGAGCCAATTCCGCAAATGGTATTGAAATCAAATGGCACATCATTGCCAGCCGATCGCGTTGCAAAGTTATTGTCATCATGGCGTAGCGCACGTGCAAGCAAGTCGACCGCATTTCTAAATGCTGACGTTACTCTAGAGACATTGGGTTACGATCCTAAATCAATTCAGCTTAACGAGGCGCGCAATTATGTGGCGCTAGAGCTTGCAAGAGCATGTGGTCTACCGGCTTATTTTGTGGATGCTCAGCAATCGACATTTACATATTCCAACGCCTTAGACAAGAGGCGCGACCTTGTGGATTTTGCATTTAGAAATTATATGAGTCAGATAGAGCAGCGCATGAGTTTTGCTGACTTTGTGCCAGCTGGTCAGGAAGTTAAATTTGACGTTGACGATTTCTTGCGTGGTAATCCACTAGAGCGCGCGCAAGTGTACGAAATTCTTAACCGTATCGGCGCAATGTCGGTAGAGGAAATACGCGAAGATGAGGACATGCTACTGTGAAAAAAGTTATTACACCTATGACCATCACGGCAACCGATAGCGAATCGCGCACAATCAGCGGTCGCATTGTCGCATTCGAGGAAACAGGAAACGCATCAATCGGCAAGGTGCAATTTGCGACCGGTAGCATCGATGCAAAATCTGTATTGCTTAACCTTGAGCATGATCGCACACGTCGTATTGGTAAAACTTTATCGATGGAGCAGACAGACACAGAAATTACGGCAACATTTAAGATTGCGCAGACAAGTGCCGGCAACGATGCTCTAGTTGAAGCAGCCGAGGGTCTACGCGATGGTTTTAGCGTTGAAGTGTCATTTGACGAATACGAAACACTCAAAGATGGCACGGTACGCATCATTAAAGGCGAGCTAACCGCCGTTGCATTGACGTCAGAGCCGGCTATCCGTAGCGCGCGCGTCGAGTCAGTTGCAGCGACAGAGGAAGAAGAAAACGAAGATTCTGCACCAAATCAGGATGCAGATAACCCAACCATAGAAGGAGACGACGTGGATAACACCGTCACACAAGCGGAAGCCGTCGAGACGGTAGAAGCCGCACAGTCAATCACCGCAGCAGCCACATCAATTGGCGGTTTCACATCGAAGCCAAGAATTGAAATGACCGCCGTAAAGTATCTTGAAAACAAGATCAAGGCATCACTAGGCGACGAAGATGCCCGCCAGTATATTTACGCAGCTGACAACACAACCGACAATGCTGGTCTCGTACCAACACGCCAACTCGATCAGGTCATCAACGGCCTATCAACAACAATCCGTCCATCCATCGATGCAATCAGCCGTGGCACATTGCCGGACGCTGGTATGACTTTCGAGATTCCAAAGATTACCGCGGCACCAACAGTCGCCGTAACAGCGGAAGATGCAGCATTTTCAGAGACAGATCAAAATGCAGCATTTGTATCAGTTGACGTCAAGAAATTTGCGGGTCAGCAAAAATTTAGCGTCGAACTGTTCACACGCACAAGCCCTGTTTTTTATAATGAATTGCTTAATAATATGGTCGCAGCTATGGCTAAGGCTCAAAACGCTTACGTCAATGGTCTGTTGATTTCAGGATCAACAACCGATGCCACAACAGTTGCCACATATCCAACCGCAACAGAATTGCTAGGAATCATTGGCCGTGGCGCAGCAAGCGTCTATGGTGCAACCGCTGGTCTTGCAAATCCATTTGCACGTAACATGATTGTCTCGACTGGTCAATGGTCAAACTTAATGACATTGAACGATGCTGGCCGACCAATCTACTCAGCGGTTACAAATCCAAGCAATCAGGCGGGTTCAGCGCTTCCAACATCGCTGACTGGCAACGTTGCAGGACTTAACCTTTATGTCGATCCTACAAATGGTGGCGACGGAGACGGCACAATCCTCATTGTCAACCCAGATGCTTACACATGGTACGAATCAACACAGTATCAATTGCGAGCAGAGTCAACCGCAGACGGCTCAATCACAGTTGGCGTTTATTCATTTGGTGCGCTGGCAACAAAGATTGCAGCGGGCGCATTTAAGAATAACAAGGCCTAACAAAACCTAATCATGGGGTGGTGCGCTCCCGCGCCACCTCAGTCGAACGAAAGGAGCGCTCATGCCCAGCATAGTTACCGCATCACAATTGCGTACCGTGTTGGGCGTGAGCGTTTCCTTGTATAGTGACGCATATTTAAACGAAATAATTAACACGGCTGAGGCGGTCATCCTGCCAATGCTGGTGGCTAACACGTCTGCCGTAAATGCATACAAGCTAAGTAACAACGAGGCCTATTACTACACCGAGCGCGAACATCATTTTGTCGCTGGTCAATCCATTATTGTCGCGGGTCTACCGTCACCCTTTTCCGCGACAGTCACAGTAGTTAAAGCAGGGGCTTATTACTTTACCGCAGCGATCACAAACGCTGACGTGACTTTGCGCGAGATTATCCCAACTGGTACGGCCACACTTTCAGGCTATTCAGCCGTGAACATTTACACAGGCAATGACGCAATTGAGTCAGCTATTTTGGCCGTATCGGTCGAGGTATTTCAATCACGCGTTGCAGCCGGTGGCCAGATTGAGGGGCTAGATTTTACCGCTACGCCTTACCGCATGGGTCGCAGCCTTACTAATCGCGTGTCAACTTTGCTTATGCCATATCTTGACGTAGAGACCGTGTGCCAGTAATGCCAGCGTCAACGATCCTTAGTGAAGTACGTCAGCCTTTAGCTACCGCTCTTGCTGGCGTTGCAGGCAATGTCTACGCATACGTGCCAGAGTCAATAATTCCACCGGCGGTCGTTGTCGTACCGGATACGCCTTACCTTGAATTAGAGACAATCAACAAAAGCACATTGCATACAAAAATTAATTTTCTTATTTCCGTCGCGGTTGCATATAACAGTAATCCGGCATCGCTCGACAACATCGAGCAACTAATCATGAGTGTTCTAGCCGTTATACCTACTGGGTATGTGGTTAGCACGGTCGAAAGACCAACAGTTACACAAGTTGGGGCATCTACGCTGCTTATTGCAGATATTCGAGTCTCTACCTACTACACACAAACTAGCTAAGGAGTAAACATGGCAACAGTAGTCATAACCGGTCGTGATATTTCTTTGTCGTTCACAGGTGGAACAGACATCGAAGCTCAGGCCACAAACGCAGTCTTGACAAAGGTTTTAGATCGTCAAACTTATCAGACACTAGACGGCGAGGCTTACAAAACCGTAAATTCGACCGCTACTTTTCAGCTTGACATGCTGGCAGACTGGGGCAAAGCCAACTCAGTATGCGAGGCAATTTGGACGGCATGTGATACCGCGCCAGATACCGACATTTCAGTAACAATGACCGCAGCAACAGGCGCACAGTTTGTATTTCCAATCAAGCCGTCATATCCAACAGTCGGCGGTTCTGGTATGGATGCACAGACCGTATCGTTTACTTTCCTTGTATCAAATGCATCAGTCACAGAGACATTCAGCTAAAAACTACTAGATCGGGAGCAAAAAAATGCAACAGAATATAACAATTCAATATCAAGATGGGTCACAAACTACATACACAGTACGCCCACCGGATTACGCCCGCTGGGAGATGACTACCAAAAAAGTCATTTCCCAGTTTGGGGGTATGTGGGATATTTTGTACGTAGCTCATCTAGCGTACAAGCGCGATGCTGGCACAAAAGCCACCAAACCTTTTGAGGCATGGATGGAATCAGTCAGCGACGTAGAGGTGGGCAACGACGACCCAAAAGCCATCAACGAGGAAGCGTCGGGCGACTCATAGTCGAGCTGGCGATAGCCACGCAAATACCGATGGTTTACTGGCAGAGCGCTGAGGACATTTTAACGGCAATTGAGGTTTTAGAGGCTAGGAGCGGAAATGGCAAGTGATCCAATAGCACTAGACCAATCCGAGCTTAGAGCCGTATTCAAGGCCTTAAAAAACCTACCTGAAAGCGCGGTAGAGGAAGCCAAGCGACAATCAGGAGCATTGGCAGAATACTCACGCAATGAAGTTATTCAAACCGCAAACGGCCTGCAAAGTCGTGCGGTAGCTAGTCGAATCGCCAGCGGTGCAAAGGTAAAAAAGTCAAGCAAAATTGGTGAGATTACCTACGGATTTGCTTCACAGAAATTTAGCGGTGGGGCAACTACGCGTGACATTTGGGGCGGGTCAGAATTTGGCTCCAATACAAAAAAGCAATTTCCTGTTTGGTCTGGCCGTGAGGGTAGAGGATCGCGCGGTTATTTCATTTATCCAACTTTGCGTAGAATTCAACCTGAAATCATTGAGCGTTGGGGCGCAGCGTTTAGCAAGATTCTAAAGGAGTGGGGCTAATGGCTACAGGCACACGGTCGTTAACGCTCAAGCTTCTTGCTGACGTTGATAACTTTACAAAGAATCTAAAAGGCGCCGACAATGAGGTTAAAACCTTTGGAGACAAGGTCGATGACTTTGGCAAAAAGGCAGGCATGGCCTTTGCTGCCGCTGGCGCAGCTGCCGTGGCATACGCAGGCAAATTAGCAATCGAGGGCGTCAAAGCAGCTATTGAAGATGAGGCGGCTCAATTACGGTTAGCCAATGCGCTAAAAAATGTTACCGGTGCAACCGATGAGCAAGTAGCCGCTACAGAAAGATTTATTACTAAAACGGCATTGGCCTACGGCGTGACAGACGATCAGATGCGCCCAGCTCTTGAAAGACTTACGCGGTCGACAAAAGACGTAGGCGAAGCACAAAAGTTAATGGCATTGGCTATAGACATTTCAAAAGCAAAAAACATTGATTTGACGACAGTTTCAAATGCGCTTGCAAAGGCAAACGATGGTCAGACTGGCGCTCTTAAAAAGCTAGGCATTACTCTTGGCGATTCTGCAATAAATGTAGGGGAATACAACAAGGAGCAAAAGGCGCTTGCCAAACTTTATCAAGAGTCAGAATTAGCCCAAAGAGACTTTGGCAAAAGCTCAGAAGAATATATTAAGATTCAAAAGAAAATTGCTGAACAACAGGCTACAGTCAATTTTCTAGGTGAGCAGGGCATTGACTGGGTTGGTGAGTTATCCGAGGAATTTGCCGGCGCTGGGGCTGAGGCTGCTAATACTTATGCCGGAAAAATGGAGCGTTTGAAGATAGCCTTTGACGAGGCAAAAGAGACCGTTGGATCATATATTCTAGATGGTCTAACACCGTTGGTAGATACGTTAGTCAATAAGATAATTCCTAACATTGGCGCCTTTGCAGAAAAGACACAATTATTTCTTACGCCAGCTATTGAGTTTATATCTAACTTTATTCAGGATACTTTTTCACCGGTCTTAAATCAGCTCATTAAGAATTTTAAAAGCATGTATGCAACGGTTAAAGACAATGAAGAATTATTCATAGTTTTAGGCACAGTTTTTGGCGGCATTGCCGTAGTCGTAACAAAGACCCTAAGCGTAGCTATTAACACAGTCTTAGTGCCAGCACTTAAGGTGGTTGGCGGTCTAGCTACAGGGTTGGTCACTACATTTGGTTTAGTTTCAAAAGCCATTGTGGGTATTGTCGAGGGTATTCAAAAAATGGTTGAGTTATTAAAAAATAACCCTGTTACAAGAGGATTTGGCAATCTGTTTAGTGGCGCCAGTATGTCCGACGTATCTATGGATTCTGCATCACCATTTATGCCATCAGAGCCAAATTTCTTGGAAACCGTGTCAAGGCCACGTGTGCAATACGTCAATCAAGTGACAGTCAATGGAGCTATTGATAGCGAATCAACCGCGCGTCAGATCGTGAGCGTACTTAATGATTCACAGGCTAGAGGCACATTAGGTAGTCTGGCGCTGGCATAATGACCGCATACACACCCATTTATCGCGTATTGGTAAACGCGCAAGAGATAACCGACGTAACGGTTGCAAATCTTGTCATAACTAGCGGTCGCACAGATATTAATTCCCAGCCTGTAGCCGGCTACTGTCAGGTTCAATTATTAAACTTTGACAATTCTGCCTATGACTTTACTGTTGGTACAGGCATTACCATCGAGGTAACAAATACGCTGGGCGTTTATGTGCCTATCTATGGCGGCTACATTACAGACTTTACAACCGCCGTAAACCGCACAGGAAATTTAGGCTATACAACGGTTGTGCAGATTACCGCGCTTGGGGCGTTGTCTAAACTAACCAAGATTATTGACGCAGGCGTTTTATCGTCAGATCAAGACGGCGACCAAATCTATAGCCTTTTAGACAATTACTTATTAGGTGAGTGGCAAGACGTACCGGCAGCGCAGACATGGGCAACTTTTGACCCGACTATTACATGGGCAAATGCGTTGAATCTAGGGCTGGGCGAAATCGACAGGCCGGGCAATTTTCTTATGATCGCCAGAAGCTCCAATGAAACCGACCTATATAGCTTATGTAGCGCCATCGCCACTAGTGCGTTAGGCCTACTTTATGAAGATGCTAACGGCAATATCGGCTATGCAGACAGTACGCACCGGCAAGATTATTTAGCGGCCAATGGATACACGACCCTTGACGCTAATCATGCAAACGGCTTAGGGCTTGCCGTAACTACACGCGCAGGCGACCTACGCAATAAATTTGCCATCACCTATGGCACAAGTGGCCAGCATGTCTATATTGCTGAGGATGCTCAAAGTCAGCTTGATTATGGCGTTTATGCTGAGTCATTTTTATCACGCATTAAAGATGCGTCAGATGCCGAGCTATATGCCGACCGGACTGTTGCCCTACGTGCTGAGCCTTACCCTAAATTCCAAAGCATTACTTTTGAGCTGGGAAACCCAGAAATAGACGACGCAGATCGTGACGCCCTTATTAATGTATTTGTCGGTCAGCCGGTATGGATTCAAAACCTGCCGCCAAATATCAGTCAAGGCTCATTTGAGGGCTACATAGAGGGATGGACATTTAGAGCCAGCCTTAATAATTTGACCATAACTTTTAACGCGTCACCGGTCAATTTTAGTCAGGTAGCGGTAAAATGGGAATCAGTCAACCCAGCTGAGGCATGGAATACTTTAAGCCCGACGCTGACATGGCTCAACGCGATAGGAGCAGTAGCATAGATGGCAACAACAACCCCGAATTTTGGCTGGTCTGTGCCAACATCGACCGATTTGGTCAAAGATGGCGCAACCGCAATTGAGCTATTAGGTGACTCAATTGACGCATCATTAGTTGATTTAAAAGGTGGCACTACTGGTCAAGTGCTATCAAAGGCATCAAATACCGATATGGACTTTACATGGGTTACAGATGCAGGCGGTGACATTACAGGCGTTACGGCTGGTACAGGAATTTCAGGCGGTGGCACGTCAGGCACAGTCACAGTAACAAATTCAATGGCGACCGCTATTGATGCTAAAGGTGATCTCATTGCCGGCACAGGTGCAGACACATTTAGTCGTCTAGCCGTTGGAACAAATGGTCAAGTATTGACGGCAGATTCAGCTGAGGCAACCGGTCTAAAATGGGCGACTGTTGCAGCTGGTGGCAAAGTGTTGCAAGTAGTCAATGCCAGCACATCAACAATGGTCGAAGTCATTAGCACTACATATTCAGACTCAGGATTAAGCGCAACAATCACACCAACTTTAGCAACTAGTAAAATCTTGGTTATTTACAATCAAAGCATTTTTACAACTAGACAGACGGTTCAAACATCGGGTTCTATTCGACTTTTGCGCGGTTCTACGGTCATTCAGACGCTTGGTGAAATTCACGCAATAAATGTTGGTGGCGCATCAAGTGTTACTATGAATAGCGGAAACGGTTCATCATATTTAGATTCCCCAGCGACAACAAGTGCCACAACCTATAAAACGCAAATCAATGTTAATACAACCGCAAATAGCGGTGGCGCTCAAGCGCAATCCAATGGCACTTTATCCTCAATAACCCTTATCGAGATTGGAGCCTAATTATGGCAACAGGTGGTGAAGTTCTAAGAATGTTAATTCCGGATGGCGGTTACGCTATTAGTGGAAATGACTATGAGGGCATTACATTTATTGAGGCTGAGCCAATTACGAAAGCTGAATTTGAGGCTGGTTTTGCTAAGTACGATGCATGGAAAGCCGAGCAAGAAGCATTAAAGGCACAAGCTAAGGCAGCAATTTTAAATCGCTTAGGCATCACCGAAGAAGAAGCAAAGCTAATTTTGTCATGACTTATCCACAAGGTACGGCGGCTCATGCCATCAGCATTGCATTAGCTGAGGTCGGCACAATCGAGCAAAAAGAAAACCTAACCAAATACGGAAAGTTTATGAAGGCCGATGGCCTACCGTGGTGTGGGTCATTTTGTAATTGGGTATTGGCACAAGCTGGCGTCAAGGTGCATAGCGTCGTCAGTACGGCGCTAGGGGCGCATAAGTTTAAGGAAACCTCACGATACTTTAATGAGCCTGTCATTGGCGATTTGGCATTTATGGATTTTCCGCATGACGGAGTGGATCGCATTAGTCACGTTGGTATCGTCGTTGGAATCGACGGCAAAACCATCACGACGATTGAAGGCAATACATCCGGCTCAGGAGACCAACGCAATGGCGGTATGGTCATGGTCAAGCACCGCACAGTCGGCAAAGAGGTTGTCGGTTTTGGTCGGCCTAAATACGTACCATACAAGGGCGACATGCCAGTTGTGGAATTACCAACCGTAAAAGCAAAGAAGGGCAAAAAATGAATCAAATAAAACCAATGGCCGCATCATGGGGTCGCTCATTTGCAGCGGCCGCTATCGCCGTATACATGGCCGGCGTGACAGACCCTAAGGCAATTGCAGGAGCAGGTTTAGCAGCGGTTTTGCCAGTCATTTTGCGTTGGCTAAATCCTAATGACGCTACGTTTGGCATCAAGGGGAAGTGATCCAAAGCTCAAGCCGGTTAGCCTTAGTTTTATTCCTTTTGCTGGGGCTAACTGGTTGCGGGCAATATCAGGGGTGGACACGATACGAGTGCCAGCTATACGAAAACTGGCAAGCGCCAGAGTGCAACGTGCCTCAATGCAAGGCTCAAGGGGTCTGCACAATAGACATATTTGGGGGCGATCCAAATGACGCGTCAAAACCGTAGATTTACCAATGAACAACTTAAGGCGCGATTAATCGTTTTTATTGGCGTTTGCTTAGGTTTGGTATTTGCCATGAGCGTAGGCGGGATGCTCTATGCCCTCATATTTGTAACTCAGCCTTTAGGCGCTCAAGCTCCAAACGACAAAGCATTTATTGATTTGCTGACTACTTTGACCGTATTTCTTACCGGTGCGCTTGGCTCAGTATTGGCCTCAAATGGCCTAAAAGATAAACCGCAAATGCGAGACGACACGCCGAAAATCACGCCCGATTCTTGACCTTGTCGTAGCCATGCTTCATGCTAAGTCTGGGAGCGAAACACAGTAGCTTCCAACGGGAGCAAAAATGACAAATACATTAGCAATTCAGATTGTGGTCTACATGATCATATTGGCCGGCATAGCGTTTGCATGGGGCTATTCACAAGGGCATAAACACGGCGTCGTTATAGGCCGTATACAGGCACGTAAGCTAGAGCGCATGGCAAAGGCGGCTAAATAACATGGCCGGCTTCCTAGACGGTTACGAAACCGTAAATCAGAAAGTTCAACGCTTACACGC